TTTCTGCCATCGTAGCCCGTATTTTCTTTTCATTGTTTAATCACCACTGGTAAGCTGTTTTTTAAACGTCCAACATTCGCCGGCAGACCGTTCGGAGACCACCCCTTCCCCTGGTCGCCCCAACAGTGAAGCCATGCCTCAGAGCAATATAGGCCTCTTTTGATGTCTATTTCAGGTGCGCCCATGAGCAGCTATTGCTCCCCCATTGCGCCCGTTCCTCGTCTGTTGCCTCAACCGGATACCAATAAACTGTTCCCTTGTGGTTTTCGAGCTTACATGACAAGAGGGTTATTTCCACGCCACCACTAACGGCCTCAACAACCCAACGCCGGTCGCCTAATTCGTACAAAGGCAATCTCAATACGCCGGATACGTGATTGACGCTGATATCGTTATCAACTTCATGCAGCCTACGTTCCTTATTGGTTGTTCTCCTTATCAGGTACGGGATTATTTTTGGGGAGGTTGTATGCCAAGAAATTAAATCTCCTGTTTTAATTTCGTCCCTAACCAGATCGTACATTAACCCTCCGCGATTGCCGCAACGTTATTCTTTGCCCGTTGGCCGGTCTGTTTATAGTAATTGCTATCCAATAATTCCCTTGCCGCATCTTCCCATTGCTTGCCCTGAACGGCACGAATGAACTTTTTAAATGTAAGTAAGGTTGTCATCCCCATGTTGTACATCAGGTCAACCAAGGCTTCCTTGCGCCGCACGCTGTATAATTCGAGGTCGGGGAAAATAACGAGCGCGTCCAGGTAGGCAAGTCCTAAGCGATGCCCTAAAAGATAGTCGGCCTCAACCTTATCAATTCCGGCAGACAGATTAACACCGTATCCGATTGTTAATTTTCCCGCTGGACAGTAATACGGCATGAATCTATTGCCCTGTTTTGGCCCTGTACCCTCGTACACCTTCGTTTGGTCAATTTGCGCTTGAGAGACGAACATTTATTTACCCCTTATATGCTCTATCATCATGTGCCTGATCTCCCTAACGTCATCGTGCATACTGTCTATTTTTGCACACATACCGTCTTTAGTGGCCTCACAGGTTGTTGCGTCTATCTTGGTATTTTGTAAATACCCTAACCACCCAACGACGGGCAGCACCAATAAAGCATAAACAAAATCCCAAAAGACCGGAGATTTATCAGGCATTGCACAGACTCCTTTTAATTAATAACTGAGGATCAAATTTGCTACCCCGTAAGAATCTGCTACGGCATTTATCAGTTTAAAGTTTGCGCAATTTATATTCCCGACAACCGTCATGTTCTCGTTTGCCTGAATAAGCATTCCATATGACGCGGGGGTCGCCGCGCTATTGGTAATCTGGCAAGGAGACCAACCTACGCGAAGGCTGTGTGTCTCAACCTGCAAAGTAATGTGCCTTAACCTCATCCCCTTTGGAATCTCAATTTCAGCACTTTCAGCTACACAATAGGTCGTCGTACCTACCCTTAGGTTTTCACCGTTGGTGATCGTGCCGGTTATGACATCAAAAAAGAGCGCACCAACAGCGTCATCCGCACCTATCGTGCCGTTGGTTATCAGCACCCGTTTGACCTGGATAATCGCGCCGCTTGTCTGGCCTGTTAATGTAACCCCGTCAACCAGTCCGGTCTCCCCGCCGGCACTAAAATAAGACATGTACCGTGTCTTCAGGTGCGTTACATACGAATCCAAACCCGTACTGGTATTTAAAATCTCACTTGTAGCATCTCCGCTATACTTGAGATATATAACCCCAGTTCCTTCAGTTACGAAAATTTGCATGGTAAACCCTCCTATTATCTTCTTTCTATTTACCGACTGGTTTTAACATACCGTTTTGAACAGACAACCGTTTGTCCGATAATAACTGCATGGTCATTTTAGCCGTTTCTTGTTCTCTATATTTCGACACAACACCCTTGATAATTTTTTCCCGCACGTCCTCACTATAAGACGACCAAGACGATTCGGATATCAGCCTGTTTAATAACTTTGCAGCTGGAACGCCTGCGTTTTTTACGAAATCATAATATTCCTCTGGCGATAATTCGATTCCCCGAACCTTTCTATTTGGCATACCAATGTTAATGTTTAACCGTTCAACTTCTCGTTCTATTGGGCTTCCTTTACTTTCTGAAACCTGCATGGGAGATATAAACCGCGAAATTGGTGTCCCCGGTCTTTCTATGGGTTCACCCCACACCGTTAATTTAACGGGTAGCGTTTCCGACAAAACGGGCCCTCTGGCCTTAATAGCATCTAACGGCGTTCTTACGTCTCTTATGTGCTTATCATACGACCTTGCGCCGCCGGCAACGACCGATGGGATAACGCTACCTGCCAGTTGATTATAGACGTTTCTTCCGTATCTGCCTGGGTCTGAAATTGCATTTATAGCGTTTGTGAACCCCTGCATAAACGTCTTATTGGAAATATTGTTTGTGATTGACCCCGATACTGCCGTGGCGAGATCAAATTTTTCATTCTCCTTCATGTCGCGCTTTAATTCACTCAAATCCGCAGCCATTCCCAAGATAGAACCTATTGGCTCCAATCTTTGAAAACTTATATACGTTCCATCACCTGTTTTATAGGCATATGGCAACCAGCCAGTATTTTGTTTAGCTTCTCTTGCTGCTTTATCTTTTGGGCCGCCACCTGTTATTTTTCCTTGTTCTGCCAATTCATATGCGGTAAAGGCAAGCAAACTACCCATAAGAGGCTTTGCTAGTTCTTCAGATAATTCTGCACCTTTGAGTTCTCCCTTCGCCGCCTTTGCAATAAGACGAGGAAAATTTAAAGGTGTTCTTTCTAGTGCAAATTTCGCTATGTTGGTAGGTGTCTTTACAAATGGAATAAAGTATTTTAAGCCAGGAACAGTATCCCTTGCTCTCATAACAAGACTTCCCACTTCTCCGAGTTCCTTCTGATAGGTTAAATACTTTCCGCGTTTAGCAGCTGCTTCAAGCATTTCTGATGTTGGATTGGTAGTTAAATCAACAATTCTATCCCTTAACGCTTCGCCACGAAGATTTTCAGCTCTGGCTTTACGAAATGCCAGCCTATTAAGTTCGGAATGTTCTATTAGACCCTTGAAAAACGCATCTTCAGCGATAAGTGCCCTTGTTGGCAAAACCCGTGAAATACGTTCCGGTAATGCTGAAACTGGAGTATCGAGCTTTGTAGCCCTGTCACCGTATCGCATAGCATTTGCAAAACGTGAAAAGCCAGCCTGTAAACCACCGTGAAATGAAAATATATCTTCTGCGCCTTCACGGAAAAATATTTGACGCGGGGTGTTGGTAACTAAAGCCCTAACAGCCTCAAGACCAGCGGCACCTGTGCGCTCAAAGCTCCCATATGTAAGCGTCAAGATGTTTGATGTGGCATTAACAACATGTGTGAGTGGATGAGATAATAATCCATTAATCCACAATTCAAAGGCTGAGTCGGAAAGTTTTTCCCACGGTGTTTTTGTTATATTATATATAAACCGATTGACATCGGCAGGATCCCAACCTGTTTCGGAAAGGTTTTTTAGGGCATCCATAATATCGTCGGTTCGTCCAGAACCCTTACCGTTAAGTTTCTTTAGAATCTTTTGAGTCATAACCGCATCTGTAAAAGATGGGTCGTTTGATAAAACCTTTTTGTGCATATTTAGGGAACGCCCCGCTTCGCTGGCAGCTTGAGAGGTTACTTTTACTAAGTCCATTGCATCAAGCAACTGTGCTCTATTGGCAGGTGTCCATTGAGAACGATCCGCTGGTAGGGAGCGAATCATTTCGTGTAAATCGGTACTGGTGTTAAGGTTGGTTTGTCGTGTTGCTTCTATTTCTGCGGCAGTAAAGCTCCCCTTTCGTTTCCATGCTTTCTTTACATCTGCAATATTCCATCCCAATGCTTCGGCCTCAGATCGAGTTTGCTCCCAAGATACTTTGTGCTTTCCTATTTGCGGTTCTAGTTTTTCCGTTAAACCGTTTATGAAGTTTTTAACATCGAGCGTAGAATCAATGCGTTCAAGATTAATTGCAGAACCCTCGGCATATTTCGGTAACGTGTTCCCCGTCATCCCGCCTTTAACCATAGGGTCTAAGGATTCGAGATCAAAGATATCTGTAGTCTTAGGAACGGCTTTGCTAGTGGGTTTAATAACATCAGTGGCAACGGTTTCCGTGACTTTTGCTTCCGGTGAAATGCTCTCCAAAAAGCCCTTTTCTTGCCTTTTGGTTGCTTGTTCGGCAAGTGGCTTAGAAGATGCAGCTTTCGCAACCCCCTTAGCACCCGATTTAACAAGTCCCGGCACTTCAGAACCGCCGCCCGTAAACCAACCAATCGCTTCTCTTGCCGCCGTCCTTAATGGGTTAATGGCAGCCCTAGCACCCGCAACGCCGCCCATCGCCAATGCAGTAATAGGGTCTTCAAAGAAACCGGGATCGCCACTAGGAACATCAGCGCGAATCATCTTTCCGTCTTTTGTAAAACGTACCTCTTCCTCTGGCCCATATTCACCGCCAACGTGTCCCATCGTTACAAGCGATAAGGCTTTGTCCGATAGGCCTCTGGAACGTGATGAAACTTTATCAAACACATCCCCTTTAGGCTCATTTAACTGTATAGCATCAAAAATATCAGGCATTAAAAAGTATATCCTCTTTCCTTCGCTATCTTTCTAGCCTTATCCTTGTCGCCGCCAGCTTCTTTTAGAATAGCTTGCGCCATCTTTTCATCTAGAGTCTTACCTCCCCCTGGGTTGCTTATGGGGTTATTTGTCGGTGACAATATCCCGTATGGGTCACTTATAAAGAGTGCCTTCTTTTCTTGTTCGGATGCCTTTCTACCCAAAGCCACTTCGAGAGAGTCAACTTTTGCTTTCCATCGATACATGGAATCTTCATATGTATCTTTATCTCCCCTGAAGTATTTGTTTTTGATTGCTTCTTGACCCGGACTTAACTTTTCGCCGTTTAACCATTTTATTAATATCCCGCTCTGGATATCGCCTATTGTCGTTTTAGTATCTTTCGGTACGTTTCGTTGCCACCCTTCCTCTTGCCATGTGGTTCCTTTCTTAATAGCAACCCTCTTACTTTTTCCGGCGTGTTCAGTGTCGGGCATACCATATGCGTCAAAAATGTCCCATTCTGCGTCAACAGGCACACCCCTTTCTTCACCCGTGTATATATTTCTTTCGCCATGAGGCGACCTGGCTTGCCATTCCTTTTTCAGCATGTCTTGATGCTGTGTCATCATTTGCATAGCCGCATTGCAAAGAGCGGGTATTTCGCCCGGTGACAGATTAGAACGCTTGCCGGCATCTTCAATCATGTTTTGCAAATCTTCCGGACCGATACGCTCCTTGTTCTTTATCTTCTGACCGATACTATTAAACAGATTAGCCCCTGCATCTTTCAGGCGCATACCGGCGTTCTGGTTATAGGTATTCACGGCCACCTGGTACAGTTCTTGCCGATTGCGACCAGGGAACATGGAAAAGAGTTGATTGAGCTTATTATTATCTATACCGTCGCCAAACAACTGTACTGCGGCCTGCCCAACCTTCTGTTCGCCGTATTGATCTATATTGCCTCCAATAGATTCACCCAATGCCATTAGAAGGTCTTGTGATCGCTTAGACATTGCTACCCCCTATACGTCAATGCGGTTGTTCTTGGTCATCTGTCTTATTTGCACCAGTAGGACCCGCTTGATTTTTCATAATGTTGCCGTACACCTTACTTCCGGCTATCATGCCCGCAAGAATATCACTCCATGAATCGCTTATTGTTCCGGTTGCCGTAGATGTGCTGCCAAGACCCTGAATCATGTTAAGTATCGGCATGAGAGTTTCTTTGATGTAGGAAGTTTCTGCCGCGTTAGGCGTGTAGGTCGTACCAAGATTTAATTGATTCATTAAGTCCATCCCGCCGTACTGATTCGCAAGATTGGCAAGATTAAGGTTGCTTTGTGACGCATCGTTCGCAAATCCCGCCAACTGTGTTGCTAGGTTTCTGTTTGCCTTCGGAACTACACTTGCGAACTGCTTACCGCCAAAGCTAAACGTCGTGGGTTTAAATAATCCCGTTCCGGCATTGCCCTGCTGGACATATTGATTCAGCAGGTCTGTATAAGGCTGTAGGGCTGTCCTGGATTCGGCAAGCGTACCAGCGTTTAAATCTGAAAAGCCCTGATTGAATGTTTCCGTAGCGGCCTTCTTCGCTGCCAAATCCTCTGCCAGCATGTCCTCGTAGCTCTTGCCCGATCCTGCTTGCGTCTTAGGCCATGTTCTCCCCTCTGACTTGCCATGCTGTATATAATGCTCATAAGGGCGAAGTGACCAATATTCGTTATTGGCAACATCGGGATTGGCCTCTAAATACTTCTGCGCTTCGTCCTGAGACCATGTGCCCGTAGCAGATGTGGGATATAACCGGTCAATATAGTCATTAAATATGGTTTGAAACCCACCTTGTGCGTAATCAGGTATATTGCTTGTTTGCTGAGTCTGTGTGGTTTCTTCGTCGCCTCCAAGCAACTTTCCAACTAAACCGCCGACAACCGGAGTTAATAAAGTACTAAGTCCTAAATCCATATCTGCCCCCTATCCTTCATACATGGACGACATTATTTGTGCCATGATGCTATACATCTGTGTCGGATCGCTGTAGTAAGAGTTTGCGTTTGAAGAGCTCCCCGACGTTCCGTATGATGTCCCTTGCGAGGAACCTGATGACAGGCCGTAAGTGTTCCCGAAAGAAGAACCTTGTGATAACCCCGATGACATGCCTGTGCTTTCTCCCGTGCTGGATTGACCAAGCTGTGCCATGCTCGTTAACAGTGCAGGAAGGGTGGCCTTCATCATGGCCGACTGCATAGCCGTTGTGTAGCCCTTATTGCTCGCATCGAGTGCCGCATTTGAAATAACATCCGATAAGATGTTATTACCTGCCGTGCTCGACATTATCCCCCTGTTTGCAAGCCCGGCAAGCTCCTTGGGGATATTCTGCTTAATGGCGTTATTGAGAATTTGCTGATAACCCGACAAGGCGTTATTCGTGTAATCATCAACATTTTGGTTAAAGTTGCCCGCCTCCGACATCAATTGTGGAATAATGGCCGATAAGAGTTGGTTCTGAAATTGCGCCGGAAGTCCGGAGTAATTACTACTTTTATTCGTGGCCTGATTCGCCGCGATATTCTGCGCCCCTTGATTCCCGTAATTGTATGATTGATTGCTTGACGTGTTCTGCGACCCCTGGTTGCTTCCCGATACACTTGTAGATGTTTGTGTGCTGGAAGGATAAATATCGTCCGGGAGGTTTATGTCACTTTGCGTATTAACGCCGGACGTAGGAGACCAGCCCGTGTAAGCCTCATTGTTGCCCGCTCCAAGAAACTGATTCCATAAAGCATCATCGTTAAGCGACCCGGCATCAAGCCCTTGCCAATATGACAAGCCCGCTGGATCGGCTGCGCGACCAAAGGCGTTCTGATACCAGGACGCAATATCGTTCGTGAAATTCTGACCCGGATAATAGTAAATATCGTTCGGATTGGTTGCGTAATTGCCCGTTCCCAATGTATAGAATTGTTTCAATCCCGTTTTTGGGTTTGTCGTACCGGCTCCGCCTAATGCCTTTAAAAGCATCTGCTCCCAGGGGTTAACATGGGCAAGCTGAGTATCGCCCCTTATTCCCTGCCCGGCTAGATTGCCTTGCCTTTGCCCTCTCCCAGGCGAGTCATCCTTCTTCTTAATGGTAATAGTAGTCTCTCCCATATCGCCCCCCTAATTAGCGGTATCCTTTGCCAGCCAGTAAACAACCCTGCTTAATTTACGCAAAAATACTTTAGCGTCAGCTAAACTTGCTATATTGGTAATTGCAGTATCGACTTGTGACCATGTAGGAAGATTGGTTATAATGTCCTCTAGTTTTTGAGCAATCCTGGCTTCCTCATCAAGTTCTTCCTGTGTTTTAGGAACAAGCTGATACGTCTTTGTTGCTATCCCCTGGTCATGGTCGATAGTAAAAACATAATCCCCTATTTTAGTTTCATCCGTCGGTGTCGGATATATCTCTTGAAGGATATACCAATACAGCTTCTTCACGGGATTTGGCTGATCGGGAAACTCACCGGTAGCGAACCACCTCTGATCTACAATATCGACGTCATTTTTTAACAGTACAAAAGTCGGCATATCTTCTCTCCTATAAATCCCCAACATCTGTTGACGGGAAACTTCTTGAATGACCCGGCCAGACAATCCTTACTGCGCCTCCGGCGGCACCGCCGTCAACGTGATAGCTCGATCCGCCGCCATAATTACCGCCCAGGCCCTTAGCTCCAAATGTTCCCGCCGTGCCGTCAACACCGCCCGAACCTCCTCCGCCGCCGCCGCCTTTAGCACCTGCCGCGCCACTTGATCCCTCTCCGTAAATACCGGTTCCACCACCACAACCGACATATCCGGTTGCGGCAATTTCCTGTCCGCCGCCGCCACCACCGCCGCCGGAACCTGCCGTTGCTGCTACATCGTTACCGCCGCCGTTACCACCGTTTCCTGAATATCCACCAGCGCCGCCGCCGCCGCCGTTCTCATGATCCCCCGCGTCATATGCCCCGCCGTTGCCGCCGTTGCCGCCCCCGTCACCGGTATATGTCCCGCCTGAACCGTCACCGGAAGCAGTGCCGGTTCCGCCGCCACCGATACATACCGTTGCGGCAAAACTTGAGGCTCCGCCGTTTCCGCCCTCCGTACCCTTCGCGCCTACGACAACCGTGTAAGCAGTACCCTGCACAACCGCTATGTTGTTTGTATATCCAAGCCCACCACCACCGCCGCCGGAACCTGCGCCCGAGCCGCCGCCGCCTATGCACACAACCGATATCGACTGCACACCAGGGGGACAAGTCCATGTATATGTGCCCGCCGTCGTGTATTCCCATTGCCGACACGCAATAACAGGGTTTCCGCCATATCCGTTTAATTGTGTAACTCTAAGCATTAATCGTCAGTCCCCGCATCGGTTGTATAGTATAGTTGTAGCCCGTGAAGTCTCGCGTCTATGGCCATAGTATCTCCGGCATCCGACACATCCCGCAATACCTGAAACATGACATATCCGTTACTTTCCAAGTTGCCTGAAACGGTAAACGCTGAGGTTATCGGTGAAATATAAGCGTAATCAGTCGTTCCGCCCGTGTCTTGCGACTCAACTGGCGTTCCGTAACTGACATCAAGTGCGTCTCCGTCTCTTACGGCAACCGCTTGAATCCACCAAGACACCCCGAAGTTTGTTGTCGTTGAACCATGACTCCATACAAACCGCGCCGTTAATGTTCCTTCGTTCCATGATTTCGGCATTTGGATGCAGAACTGCGCGAACTCGTCTGATCCGGTTGCAAAGTCTAATGTGTGGAGCATGTTCTTATAGGTCGAAGTTTCGACAATCCCCGTGTCCGCGCCGGCTGTCGATCTCGTGGTCATGGAAAGAGATGGTATCCAAATAGTATGCTTACCAACCGAACTTACCGGACTTGATGATATTGTCGCGTCACCGGCAACCGTGAGAGTTTTCCCTGAAGAGCTGAACGCTATCGTCCCGTCATTGGTCGTAACAGTGAGGCCCTTCGTGAAGGTGCAAGAACTGTCTACATTAAGAGTCGCGCCCGCCGCTACATCGAGAGATGCGCTCCCGTTCGTGATATTGAAGGTGTTCGTGCCCCCCGTAATTTGTGTAGCACCGCCGTCTTTTAGCTTGACACCGTCTATGACGACACCATTTGCCCCTGTAATTTCCGAAATAGTGTCGAACTTCCCCTCAGTGGTTCCTATGACTGCGCCAGAAGCGGTAATTGATGTGCAGGATGCGACACCCAAAATAGGCGTGACCAGTGTGGGAGTCGTAGCCCTTACCGGTGTGCCTGTTCCGGTGGCCGTTGTGAATACAGGGGGAGTGCTCGCGCCACCACCAACAAGGATTTGTGCTGTTGTTCCACTAAGGCAACTTTCAAGAATGGCAAAATTGGCATCTGCCTTTTGAAAGCCTTCCTCTCTTGTGTCGCCGCCCTGTGTAGTGTCAATATCACTAAAAATCGCCATTTAACCGCCCCCCTAAAATTGCACCCGTAAAATCAATCCCGGCAAATTCAGCACCGTTTGAACCGTCAATGTCCGTAACTTCCACCATGACTTCGCTGTAATTGAATTTGCAGGGTATGCTCTGATTGTTTTCGCTGTACCGATCTTCCGCAATTAACCCGGTGTCGCCGTAAATCGGTTCATCGTCTCCGTAAATGAAAATGTCCGATGTACCAAGTGCGATAGTACCCGTATAAATCGGCGTGAAATAAGAACCGTCCTTGTATATATTTACAGTTGCCGTCATGCCGCTTTCACCGTAAGCGTGAACGAAAAACTTCTTGTTATGCTTGCGGTTAAAGGGAACGCCCCAGTTGGTTGCCGCCGTTTTGAACATGGTATCGCTGCTGTAAGAAACGCTGTTGTCGTCATATCTCCTGAATGAACCGCTATACAGGCGATACAAGTTGCCATCTGAACCACCGATCAACATTTCATCGTTTACGAATTTGTAACAGGTATGCCCGAACGCGAACTTATAAAGACTTAGCTGTTTGCCGGTATCAAGACTGACAACATAGACGTAAGGCTGTTGGACTGTGCCATTATAAACGCTTAACCATAATTGATGGTCAAGCTGGTTGTATTCTGCGTAACAGTTACTGGTTGCATACTTTATAGCGTCTCCCCGGAAGTTGGCAGACAGCTCATCACTTTTAGCGATATCCCCGAACGCTGAAGTAGATGTCAGCCCGATCCAACCCTGTTTTGATAAAAACGAGATAACGTTCCCGTCATTCAGGCATGTCCGATATGCTAAAGCACCCGTGTTATCCATTAACGGCTGCACTGCAAAATCGGTATCGCCTGGGAAGTTGTCAATCCGATGCAGGGAGTTTTCCTTCATCACAATAATGCTTGAGAAGTAATTCAGGCATCCAACGAGCGTTTGCCCGTCAAGGGCATCAACGTCAATATACCCGCCGCTACTGCCGCCCCAATCCTCAGCATCATTCGGCCCCGAATACCATATGCGCGAAGCGTTGTCGCTGTCGCCCCACATATACAGCCGCGAAGCCCTAACAAATCCCGCCTTGCTTTTTGGCGCGCCGCCTACCTTTTCATATTCGGCGTAAATGGATGTGGTGTTGTCAGGAGCACCGGAACAGGCTATTGTCCATGCGCCTGTTGAATAAACGATGGTTCCCGTCCCGTCTCCGGTAAGTGTTCCGTCGCCCTGATCTGTAAGTGTCTTGGTCGTGCCGTCCGTATAGGTTATAACCAGCGTTCCGGCTTCCACCACGGGATTGTCCAACGTCCCGGAGAAATTTGTTGTAGAATTGTTTCCGGTTCCTAAGATTTCGTCTTTGTAATAACTGTTAAGAAGCGCAAAATCCGTTCCATCCAAACACTTCGTTACAGCTCCGTCGTGAATAATCAGCTTGCCGTTAAACTCGGTAAAGGTCGGTATCCCCGACAGGCTACCAAGTTCGCTGGGTTCCAGATCGTCATCAAGCTCGTATAATTTGCTTTCCGTGGCGATAACATACCGCTTACCAGCGTAATAATAGGTGCAAGCAAGAATGGGGCTGTCAATAGCCGATGCGCTGATGAGTTCCGTTCCTTGCCGTTTCTTTAACCTTACAACCGCCATACCATCGGATAAATGGTCGAGGTAGTAGCACATATTCATACAAGCGGTCAGCGCGGCATTGGTAATACTGGACGGCGACATCTCTTGCCGCAATCCCTCAGACCATGACCGAATACTGAATGGCTGCTCTCTGTCCTTATGCTTTGTCGAAAACTTTGTCATCTACGCCAATGTCACCCTGCTAATGGTTGCTTTACGCATAGCGATTACAGCCCGCGCCCTATCGTTCAAAAAACTCATCCACTTAAGATCGATAGTGGTATCGTATTCATCCCGGTTCTGCGCCCTGATGGTTAATGCCTCAATGAAGACATTATCCAGCAGACCCAAGAACGGCATGGTGTCTGTGGTCTGTGATAATGTGGTCGGGATTTGATAGTAGGGAATTTTTACGACATAACTGTCATCTGGATATGACGGGAAGCAGACGTTGTTGCTACCGTCAATATAGAACTCGCATGGCTGTGTTGCTTCTACCGGGTCATATTCAGTAAGACATGATTCGTCCCGCAACTTTAACGGATATCTGGTGTGGGTATCGACAATCCATCCCTCTTGACAGGGTGTGTAAATATACGATGCCAGCGTGTCGTATTTGCGCTTTGTTATATACCCGCTACTGGCATAGGCCGTATAAGAACTGCTATCAATAGCCGTCGTTGCGCTATTGATACTATACAGGTTCACGGCATTTGCGCTTGAATATGTGGCGTTATATTCCGTATCGTTAAGCTCCGTCATGCCGGATACGCTGCGGATTAAAACCTCTCGCGTTCCGCTGCTCATTAGCCCGTGTGCCGTAGCCGTGATAGCGCAGGGGGAGGCTTGACTTGCCCCTGAAATAGATGCGTAGATGCAAGGTATCGTTCCTATAGTGCGGCCTAAGTCGCTTCCATATTCCGCACACAATCCGGTGATCCACAATGCGATTTCATTCAACCATTGTATGCACGTTGCCTGGGATGGGTCAGACGTTGCGCTAATGGTTATGCCACCCCCTAGCCTATATCCGGTTGCGGAGAGTATCGTTGCTACTGTTGACATAAGTTAATCCCTTGTTAGAAACCCGATATTGCTTTCTTCCTCTGCCAATCTTGACAAAACGATATACTCTGTCTTTTTCTCCTGTAATCCCTTCTGCTTCTCTTCCTGCAAAATTCTATGGGGATTGACTACCCTCTTTGCCTTTTCACTTCTTGTTGGCGTTCTTGCCGCTATCTCTTCGGCAAGAGCGGTGCGTCTTTCCATCCATTTATCCTTGTGCTCTTTAAACAAACGCTTTGCGTTCATTTCCTGCTCGCCTATCTTGTCCAACCGCTCCTTGCGCTTCTTCATGTCGATCTCAAGCGTGAGTTTTTTATCAGGCGTTACATACCCGGACGCGAGCGCGTACTCCATGCTCTTAACCTCATCCTGCAAGGCTTCCTTGTGTTTCGGATAACAAAAAGACGGTCGGGCGGAGCCTTTATCAAGGGGGCCGTAAAAGTCTTTGTATGTCATCTTCTTGTCTTTACCTTCACTTTTAACAATGATGTATCCGCTATTAGCAGCCATGAATCTTTCTCCTTTTGGGGCCGTTACCGGTATCCCTGTTTGTTTTATGTGGCGCGGATAACCCGCCGCGCCTACGGGATTAAATGTGTTATTGCTCTCATCTAACCTTACGGGGTGACATCAACGTTTGCACCCTTGCCGCCGTCCGTACCGGCATTAGCCGTGACAGACCATGTATGCGTTGTCACATTCGACCACGCATCCACACCGATTAACGCGCAACCCTGTACAATAGTGTCGTGCGATGTTCCGTTCGCATCCACAATGGCATAGTCGAGCGTACCGGCCTTGTTCTCCCAGAAGTTGTAAAACATGGTGTTTTTAAACAATAGATATCTGTCTGTTGCGTAATTCCCGGCAAGGTGCACCAGACATACCTCTGCCGAACCAGAAGTTTCAATCCTGGTCGCCAATACGCAATCCTCCACTTCAATGTGAAGACCTTTGGCAGCACCAGCCGCAAAATACATGCAACCGGGGCCTGCCGAGCGCGTATAATTGCCGGAATTGCCGATCCAACAGCTTTTAAACCGTGCGGCATTTCCGGCTGAAGCCTCTGCATGAAAATACAGTGGAATACCGGATGTCGCCCCTGCGTTTGCCGTCGCATTGTTCCCGCCTCTAAAACCGCAATTTTCGGCATAGAAGTTTCTGCTGTTCGTGCCAAACTTCACATCGCAAAGATTGCCGGTATTCGCACCGTTGTTATAGGTTTGGATGTTGTACATGGAAACGTGATGAGCGGTAACATAGAAGATGGCGTACTGTGCCGCAGTTGTGCTGCTGAAACGGATTTGTCCTTCAATGGCGGTTCCAGGGCCGCAACTCTGGTTGCGTGATCCTGCACCGACAATGAACGTGCTGTCCTTGTCCCAAGTCAAAGCAGATGTCGTAATGTGATCGCCCGGATATACAAGGAGGGTGTCGTTTTGACCGGCTTCCATCGAGGCGTAAGCCGTCGCAACGTCTGTGAAAATTTTGCTGTCTCTTACACCCCTCTTTTTGAGAAGCCAGTAATAAAGATCGGCTTGCGCCTTATCATCAACAAGATAAAACAATTCGCCGACACCAGCCCCTACAGTTGAGGCCAACATTGACCTTTGTGTTCTTTCCCAACTCATATCTAAACCTCCCTTTCTCTCACACCGTATCGGACAGCTAAGAGGGTTAAGTTCCCCCGCCATTCATACCGATAGCAAATGACGGGGAAGGTTAAAAAGAACTAGCTTACCGATGAACCGATAATCCAACGCCAGTTAGTGAAACCCCAACCGCAGACGCAATATGAAGAATACTTGCGAACAAATGTGTCGAAGTCCTGAGTGTTGGCAAACTCAGGGGCAATGCTGTCGATCCAAATCAACCATTCCTTCATCTTCTTGCTATCGATGATGAACCAGTCGTTTGTATCGAGGTCGTCAAGCAAAGGAAGCTCAATCGTTTTCCAACGTCCCTTCTGGAAGTTCGCATTGTTCAGATTGTCGCCCGTCTTGCCGGTAGAGTTGTTAACTTCCCAAACGTCAGCCGCTAAACTGGTTGAATAGGCAATGGTGTCAAAATTGGTGTCAACCCTTTCGCCAATATCGTTTTTGATCCCCTTGCTCTGGATACGTAGTGCCTCAAGGTTCGTTGCGTCAAAACCCAGGGTTGCCAGGTTATCAAACCCTGTTGCCGTAGATACGTTCGGAACCTTCGTGCTATGACTATTGGAACAAAGGGCAACACCCTCGTCATTTGTCATGAACGTAAAAGCCGTTGAATCGAAGTACATAAACGGTTCATGGGCGATCTTGTTCATTTTGCGCTTCATCGCTGCGCCAAGACCCTTCGCCATATCTTCTACGACAGCGTACCTGTCGGTATCAAATAGCCTTCTCTGGACAGAGATTCCGCCGGCGTATTCACGCGTCTCAATTTTCGTCACATACCCAGGGTAAACAGACTGATACTGAATCAATCCGTTGAAGGCTTCAGGATCGGGAACACCGCCTATGCTCATGAACTCATCCCATGCACGGGTTGATTTCATGACCTTAAACATCTGGTCTTTAATTGCCGGAATGTCGTTGTATTCGTCCGTATAAAGTTTAGTCAGCCGATCATCCAACAGTCGGACAAACCGCTTGTCAGTTAAAGGATTAGCCATTTTTCATTTCCTCCTTTCCTAACCCGTATAAGCGCCAATGCCGACGGGCAGGAATGAAAAGATGGCGTACTCTTGCCCTGCCACTTCACAGTTTATTTCGTGGTAATAAACCGCATAGTAGTAAGAAAGAGCGTTATCCCCATCAATGCAATCGGCAGTGGAAATAATGTTAAGACCACCATACCCAAGCGTACACGCCACCTTGACAAACGTATCGCCAATGGCAATCGCATTTGGGAACGGAATAGTTACAGTCTGTGATCCGGTTGCCCCGGTAGTAACGACACGGTAAAGACCGCGATTCGCCCCTGTACGACAATAAACGGTACAAAGGTCATCGGCGGTATCCGTAATAGCTTCGCCCGCATGGGTGACCAGGACTCCCCCGGCACTGGCCGTTGTATTGGTCAGAACGGTTGGGGCTGTACCGTAAGCGGTGTAGCAAATGGGGCCTTTGATTAGTGTGTCAAACGGTCTGGCTAAAACAACCTGAACGCGACCAGGCATCCCGTTTGCTAAAATGGTGGCCTGAGTTGTGGTGTATGTTGAACTGTTGCCGCGATAAGTAGTGTTATAGGTTCTACTCGGATCGACAACACCCGCACAAATGCCAATAGGCACAATATCGTTCTCGAACGCCTCAGCAGCCGCCGCATCCAAAATCTGGACATGACCACCGGCTCCGCCAAGAATGCCAGTTCCAAGTAACTGACCCTCGTAGCAAGTTTCGCCGATGTCCAGTTGAACGACGACCGGAGCAGCACCGGAAAGCGACCCCGAATATTCAAACGCCATTTTTCAATCTCCTATTTCCAATTCAGGCTTCCGCAAAACGGGCAGCCCGAATTTATTGTTGGTTTGTAAAGAACCCTTGAGATTGTCACCGTCCCAGCGGTGGAGGCGTCTTCGGTCGTGAGGCTGTCAGATGAACTAAGCAGTATCTCCCCTCTCGTTACTCCCCTATCAGCGATTGTGTAATCTCCCTCATTCGTGCCACTTGTTGTTGAAACTCTGATCACCATCCCACCTACGAAACACTTCTCGCCAAAACGGTTTGCACTGTCCGCTATGTAAGCGGGGATACTGCCGCCGGCGGCAACGAAACTGATTGTGGTTGCCTCGTACATTTCATCGGCAAATGGTTCAGGTTGTGGCGTTCCATTGCTCCCGTAGTCTCCTTGTTTCGCTACAGGGACACTGGCTCCCTCTGTATGCTTTGAGCGAACTTCATACCCGCAATGGCGACACCGCACGGTGAACTGGCTACGCGTAGGTACTTGTTCGGTCATCAATTAATTAACCCTCTGGAAACAGCCTTGCTAAATCCTCGTCCGTGTAACCCCACCGCTTTCTTAGCTTTTCCGCTTCAGCCGACAGCTTTGGTATCTTGATTTTCTGGGTCGGCACGGGAGGTGGTTTAATGCCACCAACAGCCTTACCGGGTTGGTTTCCTGCTAAGGGATTGTGCTTCTCTGCTTTCTGCTTTCGCATTACTGATGCAATCGCATTGCTGACGGAAAGCTGCGCGGCATAGTTGGGCGGAAGCCTTTTGTCAAGATTGCCCATACTGTTCTTGATTTCCAAGACAACAGCGTTACCAAGCTCCTTGTCCTCAAATAGCGGGTCGGTATCTAAAATATTGCCCGCCTGTTTAATGAACTCCGTTGTGTAGCCCTGCTCTGCTTGTTGCATTTTCTGGATTTCGCTTTGCAGCATGCGCGGCACTAAATTAGCCGCCTTCTGCTCTAACCATGCGTCCGGGTTATTAAGAACATCATCAACACTCGATGTTGACGGAGCGATCGGCTGTGTGGCCGGTTGCGGCGTTTGCAACTGCCGTAATCGGTTGTCAATCGCATCAAACAGGTCTCTATCCCTTCGCCCTTGCCATGACCTCATCTGCTGTAAGGAATAATCGGCAGCCTTCTTAATTATGTCGTCTTGACTGAGCTGCGGCGGTTCTGGTTGCGTTTCCTGCGTTTCCTGCGTTTCCTGTGATTCCTGTGATTCCTGTGATTCCGTTTGTGTCGGCTCCTGCGGTTCATTCCCTGTATCGCTAGGGGGAATCGCGTGAGTATCGACTGGTTCGTCTGCCATTTCTCAAATCCTCCTTTGTGAAATAAAAAAGCCCGACCAAAGCATTGCGCTTCAATCGGGCTTTAAAGTTCCCTTGCGGGTTTTAAACTAACCGAAACTAATTAAACGTTACGTCACTTAAAAATTTCTATTCAAATAATATTTACAAGTCCCTATCGGAGTTGTATAAATTAAATCTTGTGGATGTGTTTTTGATGTCCTAACGCACCTCGGCTTCTCCCATCTGTTATTGTCATCATAATTCCAACAATTAAAACAAATCTTTAATTCTGGTCTTGTTTTGTATCTGATTTCCTCTACATATTTAACTTCTTCTTCACACTCTTTTTCACAAAAGATATTCGGACTATCCAAATTAAACATTAACATTTTTATCACCTCGGATTTAAAGTTCCAATTATGGTTTTAAATTAACCGTTATTTTACCTCAACCTGCTTAACGATCTTTGTAACGCCCCCACAGTTAATATGGACAGTCACTTGCCCTGCCGTGTCCTTATTAATGACACCATGCTTATTTAAAAGTTCCGCTATATCCCGCTTCAGATCAGACAACCTTTTTCCTCCGCTTCATTTCCTTGACATGCACCTCGCCCT